ACACAGCCCTGTACACACAGCTCGAAGCAGCCGGGGCACTACCAAACCCCAACGGCAACAGCGGGAACACCACCGGAACCCTAACCGAGCAGCAGCTCGTAGCCCTTATCGAACAAAAAGCAAAAGAAATCCTCGGCTCCGTCGTCGACGCCCAGCGATCCTTCGGATTCCAGGCAGGCGAAAACTACTACAGCCCAATATCCTACTGGTGGGCGGACTACTACAACCGCGACAAGCCGCAAGGCAGCAAATGGGCAAAAACCCTCAAATTCGGTGAAACTCTCGGCATTGTCATTCTCAACAAATCCTCCGGCGACTGGGGAACAGGAGTCGACCAGGATTTCCTCACGCAGGGCAAACTAGCCGAAGCCGCCGGTGCGAAGCTAGTCGCGTTCTACATCAAGACACGCTTCGGCGCGAACTCAAAATACGCCACAGAACAGTACCGCGCTCGCATCCAGAAATCCCTCAACGTACCAATGGAGCAGGTAACAAAATTCACGCAGGAGTATATTCTCCAGACTGCGAAGAATGTTATCGCCTGGTACAAGGGGCAGTCGAAGATCGCAAACGTCGCAATCTTCCTGGATGAAGTGGTGAACGGGTGGGATGCTGAGCAGCAGGCCGTCATGCCCTACTACATTGAGCTGTATAAGCTCCTGCGTGCAGCGCTCGGCGCAGACGTGCCTATCATCATCAATCCTGGCTCCAATACCCGCCTAGAGATGATGAGCGCCTGTGATATTGCCGTCACCTACGAATCCGACGCAACCAAATATCTTTCTCGCACCCGCCAAGAAATCCATCCAGACCAATATCAGGGTTTGCCCTCATGGCGTTTCTGGCATATCGTGCACGGAATCACGAAAGAAAACGTCGACAAAGTGTGTGAAAAAGCAGACGACATCGACGTGGGGCACCTCTATCTGACCGACCAGACATTCGCAGTCGGAACAGGCTCGGAAGACACACCGCAGGAAGACCCCTACGACGACCCGCCGTCGCCGTGGGTGGTGCCAAAGATTCGTTCATGGATTAAAGGAGTCCTTCCTCTAGAGCAGCGACTCTCAGCTGTAGAAGCTAAAGTCGCCGCCAAAGAAAACTAAATATAGGAGCAAAAATTGAGTAATTACGGCAAGGTAACCGCCCGCGTGCAAACCCACACAGAGCACGCGGGCGTACCTGTGCCAGCACACGGCACAATAAATTTCACGCCACAATGGCGCGTCATCAACGACACCGTATACGCACCCCTCAAGCTCACCGGATACCTCGTAGACGGTGTGCTAATGGACGCCCGCACCGGCGGCGAAGAAGGCGTATCCCTCCTCGAAGGCGAATACATCCTATCGGGAGAATTCTCCACCAAAACAGGCGAACAAGTCCACCTCAAAGACGGAATCAACATCACCGTGCGCGCAGACGAAACCGTCAGCATCGCAAAGTGGATAACCAACGCCACCACTGCGGCCCACTCACCCGTGCCTGCCCATCCTGCAGCACCACCCGCAACGCTGGATAACGCATCTCTTGCAGCTCAAATTCAAGATGTTATCGCACGAATGAACCTCAGGGGCGAACGTGGGGAACGCGGAGAGCCAGGCCCTCAAGGCGACCCCGGCCGAGACGGCCGTGACGGCATCCAAGGCCCTCAAGGCGACCCCGGACAGCCCGGCCCACAAGGCACACCTGGTAAAGACGGAGCAAACGGCGAACGTGGGGAACGTGGAGAACCAGGCCCACCCGGCCCCCAAGGAGTACCAGGCGAACCAGCCAACACCACAGCCCTAGAAAGCCGAATCACCGCACTAGAACAACGCCCAAACACCGCACTCCCCGCGCTCGCGTCATCCCCGCGTAGCGTCAACGTTGTGCACGCCCCGTATTCTGCTGATCCAACTGGTGCTAAAGACTCGACAGCTGAGATTCAAAAAGCTATCGACGATGTGGCAGCCCTTGGCGGCGGCGCGGTCTTCATCCCCGCCGGAACGTACAAAGTCAAGTTCCCATTCCTGGAGCTCAAAGGCTTTGTGCAGGTCTACGGCGAAGGTGTGGCCACACAGATCATCGCAACCCTAGATGTCGAAATCACAGAGAAAACCGGTGTTTTCCACACTGGCACCTGGACGACCCGCAAACAGGATAGAAACCTCCTGCGCTTCGGCGTCTCCAACCTAATGATCCGTGCGCACAAGAGCGGAATCCAGCACCAAGCACCCATTGCAAACCTGGTTGGAGTGCTTTACAACACCGATTTAGGTTCTGGACCAGCAGACCCAGACGCCGTGCCCACCCTGAACTTCGTCGAGATTTGGGACATGGAGAACGGGGCAGCAATCATCGGCATTGACGACCAAGCTATGAAGGTCTTCTCGCTCAAGGTCCGTAACACCCTACAAGCAGGACTCATTGTCGGAAAGCCGCCGGGGCACCCCGAAGGTAGCGGCGGTGCGGCCGATAATAAATTCTTCGGCGCAGACATCGGCGGCTGCAACCAATCCCGCACGGGATATGCAGGTGCCGAAATATACACGTCGCAAACAAAATTCATCGGCTCCACTGTCTGGTACACGCACCGAGGCTCCACCTTCGCGCAGCTATACGCCCTCCCCGCAGGCTCCACCGCCGGGGCAGACATCACCGCAGGAGCCCCACGGAGCGAAAACCGCACCATGCAGAAAGACGGCGCAGGATTCTACATCCGAGCCACAAAATGCGTACTCACCAACTGCGAAGCACAGGAGAACGGCGGCCACGGATTCATCATCGCATACGGAGATAACACCCTCATCGGCTGTCGCGGCGAATCCTCATCGTACAAAGGAACGGTTCATGCCCCCCACGCAGGTGTCAATGAGGCTGCAGACTTCTACATCCTCAACGAAGGAACAGACGGAACCATTCTCGACGGCTGCACCTCACGCAGCGCCCGCAAAACCGACGGCGGCGCTCGCTGGAGCTTCTACGTTGAGACCTGGTTTAAAAACCTTGAAATCGCCAACAGCGTGTCGAAGGACGTTGAAACCCCCGCTGGCTCTGAGACTGGACCGATCCGGTATCGGAGCGCCCAGGGGGACAACGTGCATATTCAGGTGGGAAACCATACCTACAGCACCCGCCCTACCCCTTCGAGCAGCGCCGACCTGTCGCATCTCGAAGGACGTTTAGCAGCGCTGGAGAGGGTGCGGCCTGCCACTCCTGCGGTGGCCGCTGCCCAGACAGCGGCCGCTTCGGTCCCTTCGACCGGGTGGCGACTGATGACCGAGCACTGGAAGATACCAGGCGGATATATCTATATGCGCCGCGACGGGAACCAAGTAACCATTCTCGCTGCCAATCATTTCACAGGCGGATCGACTATCCCCAAGGGAAAGTATTTGCAGCTGGCTTTCCCCTCAGGATTCCGGCCAGACGTCCCTAAAGGCCCGTACACTGCGGGGACTCGAATTCGCGCTACCTTTGCCCAGACTGTCCTCACAGGAAACAGTGGGGAGATAATCGGCGGCCGAAACCGCATGTGGATCACGTGGGATACCGATGAGACCGCCCGCAACCGCAAAACGGACGTTAACTTCAATATTCAGGTTGACGCCCAAGCAATTCTCGAAGGCGGCCAGATCACCTATCTAACCGCCGAGCCGTTCCCACAAGAGCTGCCCGGTTCACCCATCCAATAAGAGGAGAAAAAATGTCAACTATTGAACAGGAACTCATCGCCGCAGCAGATACCCGCCTGCTCGCTCGTGCTGTGCAGACAGCTAAACGCCTACGCATCCCAAACGCCCAGGCGCTCATTGAATCGCGTTTCGGCGAACTGGTGTCTCTGAACACCACATCAGAGGGAACGAAAACCATTGCGGAAGAGCACGACTTCGCGGTTCAGCAGTGGAAGACGAAAAAAGCTGAGCTGGACCAGAAACAGGCAGCCCTCAACGCCGAATATGACGCGCTGCGAGAACCAGGTGCAGACCCCGCCCGCGTCACTGACGAATATTTGGTTTATGCGGTCAAGCAGCTTACCGCCTCCGAGGTACACAGTGCCTAACCAACAGCTGCAGCCCCAGGTGTTTGATGCTCTGGTCGCTGTACTATCCGCCGGTCTGATCGCGTTTTTGACGTGGGCAGCCGCAAAATTCCGCACGCTCACAGAGTCTCTGCGGCGGGTCGAGCACCAGGTGAAAAATCACCACCAGACGAATCTTCGTGATGATATTGACCGCAATCAGGAAGAGACAAAAGCCCACCTAAAGCAGGTGACAGAGACCGCGCAAAGCGGCCTCATTGGTGTGGCAGCTCAAATTGAGCAGCTAAACAGTGCTGTCGAAAGACAGGGAATGCTCCTGAAACAGGGGCTAACTGAACATTCCAACATGCAGAAGGACATCGGAGGTCTGCGTGAGGAAATGCGACAGGAACGCAAAACGCACGGTACAACTCAGGAGCGAGTTTACGCTCTAGAGCAGTCCATGCGAGAGCAAGAAAAGTAACAGAAAGGAGGCCGCATTGGGTTATCAACTCGTGACTGACCGCGACGCAAAGAATTTCACTCTCGGCTCGCAGGTGCCAGCAGTCTTTGGCTACCCCCGCGTGATTACAAACATCACGTTGCACTGGTGGGGTAAGCCAGAGTGGAAGCAAACCTGGGAGCAAGTCATGAACTTTTTCTGCGACTCGCCCAGCGTGAGCACAAGCGCCCACGAAGTTATCTCAGACGGCATCGTCGGTTTGATCGTTGACCATTCCGCCGCCGCCTGGGCCAACGGCAACTCACAGGGAAATGCCCAGAGCATCACCCTAGAATGCAACCCACGCATGAGCGCGGGAGATATGGGGACGGTAGCAGCCAGAATCGCCGATATATGGCGAGAGCAGGGAAAAATCCTGCCCCTGACCGAGCATCGAGACTGGTTCGCTACCGAATGCCCAGGAACATATTCCAAAGCGGAAATGACTAGGCAGGCGATGCTCGCCTATAAGGGTGTCGCAGCAGAAATCCAAACAGCAATTAATGAAGGGGGTCTATCGTTGGCAGACATCGAGACCATTAACAAGAAACTGGATTCCATCGCTCAAGGTATCCAGTACATTATCAGTTACAGCCAGCCTGGACGCGACGGCATCAACGTTGACTCCACAACCGCAAACTGGCTCCGCAATAGCGCTCGCGCCGCCGAGTCCTGGGCATACGGTGTCAATGGCGTCTCGCATCAGGGACAGCTAAACAAAGAGTTCCAAGACCTGCGCGCTAAGGTTGATGCTCTCGTGGCACGCCCCGCCGCCCAGCCTACGCAGGTGAACATCCAGGCAGACGATCTTCGAGGCATCATCCGCGAGGAACTATCCAACATCCGTTTGAAGGGAGAGACTGCATAAAATGGCAGAAAACAATCAGGAAACCCGATTCGTGGGTAATGTAACCAAATCGACCACCGGCGCAACACTGTTCGCCGGGTCGATCCTGACCATCGTAAATTATGGGCTCACCCAGGCAGGAATCACCATCCCTGCTGAGGTGCAGACCGCCGCCGTGACGGTAATTCTCGGCCTGGTCGTGCTCATTACCGGCCGCAACACTCGCGGCGAAAAAGCGCATCTTGAGGGTGCTATCCAGGGCGAAACCGCCGCAGCCCTAGCAAACCTCGACCTGTACGAGGTTCTGGAGGCTATCGCCGATGGTGTGGCCGCCGATGCGCGAAACGCAGCCCCGCATGAGGCAGACGGCCGCGCCGCTTTCGAGGAATACCGCAACACCGGAGCAGTACAGCCCACGCAGCCCGTGGAGGAACCAGAGGCCCCGTATGATATGACCGGCGGCCACGTATACCATTTCGGAGACCCCGGCGCACCTGAGGGCGGCTCCGAAGGCCAGGTATACGACCCCGCCCAGGGATGGGTAACCGCATCCTAAAATTTTGGGCATAAAAAATGCTCCCGATCCGCTAAAGCTGACAGGCAACGGATCGGGAGCATTGAGCGCCACTGAATTACCAGAGTTATATACTTTGTTGATAATTACCCAACAAGAATACCCCCGCATCCTTGAATGTCAAGGATGCGGGGGTATTTTTTTTATTCTCCCTAGCCCGCAGCCTCCGCCGCGATCGCGTCATCCTCACTCTGCAAATGCCCATACGTATCAATCGTAGTTTTAATACTCGAATGCCCCAGCCGCCGAGACACCACATGCATAGGAACACCAGACGTCAGCAACGCCGAAGCATGCGAATGTCTCAAATCATGAATACGCGGCGACTGCACAATCTGAGCATCCTTGAGCGCTCGCGCCCAGTATTGGTCACGAAATATCCAGTGTGTGACAGGTTCGCCGTTTGGGAGTGTGAAGAGCCAATCGCCGGGTTTTCCAGGTTGCAGTTCGCCGCGTAGGAGCGTGGACTGTTTGACGGATAGTGTGACGATCCGCCGTGACTGTTTGGTCTTGGGAACGCCGAGGTACATTGACTCTTTTTTGCCTGTGTTCTTCCAGGCACGCCGCACGTGCAGCTGTATGCGGCCGCTTTCATCGACGCTGATGTCACTGAATCGCAGAGCTGTAGCTTCACCAAACCGCAGACCACCGTAGGAGAGTACGCGCATGAGGCCGCGCAGCCTCTCAGGTGTGCAGGCAATGAGTCTATCCACTTCCACACGGGGGATAAAGACAGGTTCGATTCCGTTGTTTTCATCTCGTGCTTTGGGTGGCGTGACTCCGTATGCGACGTTACGCATGATGACACCATCGCGCACGGCCGTGTTGAGTGAGGATGAGAGCACGGCATGGATATTTTTTGCTGTTTTAGGTGCAACAGGGAGCGAGTTTATCCAGGTGACGACATCTGCGCGGGTGAGCTCTCGTGCAGTAATTTTGCCTAGAGCGGGGATGATATGGCGATCTGCCATAGCCCTGTTCTTGGCGAGGGTGGTTGCCTCTACGCCGTCGAGCTGGATAAGGTGCGCGGTGATAAGGTCAGCTATGGTGGCTTCTGCAGATATAAGAGCTTCGCGTTCCATGACGACAGCAGCCAAGTTGTGGTTGTGCCTTTCCAAATCTGCCATGAGCTCTCGTGCGGCCGTCTCTGTATCAACAGTGTGGGATTTCTGACATCGTGTTTTTGGGTCCCTCCATTTGACGCAGAAACGCTTCTGGCCGTCTTTTGTATACCTAATTTGTAGCGACGCCATGCTGAAAATCCCCCTAGACCCTGCCCCGTATCAACACCGTATCAACACGCATAAGAAAAACCCTTGATATTTCAAGGGTTTTAGAGTGGAGATAAGGGGACTCGAAAACTTGAGCTACCCTTTCTCTTGCCCAAAAACCCTGATAAATAAGGGACCACGACTTCACAATCAGCCGCGCTCACGCTTGATGTGTTGATACCATCAACAGGCCATTTTTCTACCACTGTAACAAACTGTAACGTACTCAAATTTACTCCAATTTCTTAAAAATGTCAGGGGATGCAAAAAATCCGCCCCGGAAATCTCCGTGCGGACAGCGTGTGCGGGCTCGGCGGTGAGCCTGGTATTTAGTTATGGGGTGAGTGATAGATACCCGCGCTAGGCTATATTCTCGTTTTCGATGATCGCGTTAGCCTGCACCTCAGCTATGGCAGCATTAGTCTTAGCCTCTGCCACTCTGATAATGGTTGTTGGGTCCACCTCTATAGCTTTGCAGATGAGGTCGAGCTCCAGAACTGTGATTGGCTTCTGGCCCCTGTAGATAGCTCGGCTTATCTTATCCTTGTTGATTCCGGTAATCTCCTCCAGCTCCCGCGTGGTGTACCCACACTCGTGAATCCAATTCTTTAACTCTTCGTGAAGAAAAACTGTAAAAAGTTTTGCCTGGTCAGCTATATTTTCTAACATGGTATATACCGTATCAGAGACGATACGGAAAAGCAACGACTTGACATGTATTATTTTTGATACATAGAATTGTTTCATCACGAAAGAAAAGAGGTGAAAATGGACCAAAACTTGCGCATCGCAGAAAACATTAAATTAGCGATGATCCGCTCACGTCTCACAATGGGAGAGCTTGAATCATTTATGCGACTAGAGCTAGGAATTAACCGCAATCGCACTAGTGGCATAGCAAATGCGAGAGTATCCGCAACGTCAGAGGAAATCTACGCAATTGCAAAGTTTTTTGAAACTACTGTCGAATGGATGCAGGCAGAGCACCTAGCAGAAATCCCCGCCCAAAGAGATACACTGTCTCGCGGAAATCTACAAGCAGTATAAAAATATCAAACCTTAAACTGTAGCTAGAATGATACAGACTAAGAATCAGGAAAGAAAAGAGTAATGAAGAACACGCGCATTGAGAATATTCTCGAAGCCGTCGACGAAGCCGCCAAGGAAGCAAAACAAGTTCTCGCTGTACATCACGCAGTACACACCA